TTAGCAAAAGAATTATATGCCGATGCTGTTTCACAAGATGAGGATGGCAATCAGATATACGCTTTATTGTCTAGCGTATTACTTGGTGCTTGGAATGATGTGCCAGCAGCTACAACTTGGGCAGGATACGATGCAACTGAAACATGGGCTAATGCGCTAAATCTTGGACTTGGTGAAATTGACACTCCGGGCTTATACACAATGCAAAATCGAAGTGGCACAGAAACGCCAGATACGATTTACAACATTGCAAGCCTTATAGCCAATTCAGCCTTTGGATATTTTTATGAGGACAATGCAGGCAATGTTGGTTATGCAGATGCAGATCATCGCCAAACTTATTTGTTGGCAAATGGTTATGTTGATCTTGATGCAAACCATGCTTTAGGATCAGGTTTATCAACCATCACTAGATCAGGTGATATTAGAAATGACATCATTATCAATTACGGCTCAAATTTTGGTTTAGAAAAAACCGCATCATCAGCTTCATCAATTGCGCTTTATGGCTACAAAGGTGAAAGTATTCAATCAACCATTCATTCAGCTGTGGATGCTCAAGCTGTGGCAGATCGATATATTGCCCAAAGAGCCTTTCCTTTACCAGTATTTCAAAGCATTACTTTCCCAATAACAAACCCTGAAATTGATGACTCAGATCGAGATGCTTTATTAGGTGTTTTTATTGGTCAGCCCTTAAACATTCAAAACTTACCTGCTCAGATTTCAGATGGGGAATTTGAAGGCTATGTTGAAGGATGGCGTTGGAGCACTAGGTTCAATGAATTATTTCTGACAATAAACCTTTCACCAGTTGCGTTCAGCCAAGTCGCTATGCGATGGGATACTGTGCCAATTGGTGAGGCTTGGAACACTTTAAGCAATACTTTAACATGGGAATACGCTACAATCGTAGCCTGAGGATAGGACAATATGGCAACCACTACTAACTATGGCTGGACAACACCAGACGATACCGCGCTCGTCAAAGATGGCGCATCTGCTATTCGCACACTTGGAACTTCTGTTGATACCACCACAAAAAACTTAAATCCATCAACAACTTTAGGTGATATTGAATATCGTTCATCTACCGCAAACACAAACACAAGAGTTGGAATTGGATCATCTGGTCAAGCATTAACAGTTGTCGCAGGTGTTCCATCATGGGCAGCTAGTGCAACATCAACTTTAACAACTACTGGCGATACCATTTATGCTTCGGCAGCAAACACTTTAGCGCGTAGAGCAATTGGATCAACTGGAGATGTTTTAACTGTTTCTGGTGGATTGCCAACTTGGGCTGCTCCTGCTGCTGGTGGCGGATTTACATCAATAGCAACAGGAAGTTTAAGCGGAACAACAACGACAATTTCATCAATTGTTCAGACTTATAAACACCTTTATTTAGTGGTAAAAGGCGCGCAATTAGTCACTACTGCTGCACTTCCATGCTTTAGATTAAATGGAGATTCAAGTAGCATTTATTCAAATTTTAGAATTACTTATGATTCAACTGTTGTAAATGCTAGCGGTGCATTAGCTTTCATAAGAACAAGTGGTTCAAACATACCATTAACATCAAACAGCAGGACTTTAGTTTTGTATATTGAAAATTATACTCAAACTCAAATTAAACCAATAACATCAAGGTTTGCATCTGATACCTCAGGCGGTGATTCTTGTAATATAGTTTTTTCGAACTATAATTCAACAACTGCAATTACATCTATTGGAATAACAACAGATACAGCACAAACATTCAGCGCAGGAACTTACATATTATACGGAGTAAATTAAAATGGCTAAATCAACAAGACCAATGGTAAGAATTCACGACCTTGCAACTGATGAGGTTATTGATCGCGAAATGAATGACGCTGAATTTGAAACATGGAAAGCAGATCAAGCAGCTCAAGCAATTGCAGAGGCACAAGCAAAAGTTAAAGAAAATGCTAAAGCAGCAATCCTTGATCGCATTGGTCTAACTGCTGATGAACTCAAAACGATTCTTGGCTAATGAAGGCTTGGTTATCTAAGGCTGCTGTTCAATTAAGAGAACAAGTAGATGATGCGTTCGCAGGGCGTAGCCGTCTTTCTGATGGGTGGATTGGTGATGCTAAGCATTCATCAAGAACCAGCGATCACAATCCAGATGAACAATCAGGATGCGTGCGAGCAATTGATATTGACGCTCGGCTTTCTGACGACAAAGGGATTTCAGCATATTTGGCAGATCAGATTAGGATCTATGGGCGAGATAATGGGCGTATCGCTTATGTAATTCATCAAGGAAAAATTGCCAGTCCTAGAATGTTTTGGAAATGGCGCAATTATTCTGGCATTAATGCTCATAATCATCATATTCATATCAGTTTCAAATCCACAGCAGATCATTCAACTAAATTCTTTGAGATTCCATTACTAGGAGGAAAAAATGAAACAATATAAGGCAATGGCAGCATCATGGATCAGATCATTTTTGGCTGGTGCATTGGCTGTTTATAGTGTTGATGCTTTTGACTTGAAGGGTATGTTATCTGCTGGATTAGCAGCTGTAATTCCAGTCGCCATTCGCTACTTAAACCCATCGGATCAAGCGTTTGGTTTCAAGGTTGATTAATGAGTCCAAACGAATGGGTCGCTTTAGGCGTTGGCGCATGCGCAATCGCAAGCAGTTTATTGCTGGCTCTGCGTTGGGTTATTAAATCCTATTTAGCCGAACTTAAACCTAATGGCGGAGCATCAATAAAGGATCAAATAAATAGACTTGAGAAGCGTGTCGATGATCTATTTGTCTTAATCAGTAAGTCATAATTTTAATTATGGCGAACACTCGAAAACCTATCAAACGCAAAAAGATCAATCGTCGCGTCGTTCGCCAATCTCCTGAACCATTAAGTAAGATTGATCAACATTACTTGGCTTTGCATACCTGTTATACAGCAGCCAGAAAAGCAGGATTTACGCCTGAACACGCTTTTTGGCTTATGACTGAACATAAAACTTTTCCTGATTGGATCGTAGGCGATGGAGGAATCATTCCTTCCATAGATCCAACTGAGGATGAGGATGAAGATTAAGCGATATCTGGTAATTTCAGATTTACAAATTCCATACCACCATGAAGCAGCCGTTAAGAATGTCATCAAGCTGGCAAGGCGCGAGAAGTTTGATAGCGTTCTATGCGTTGGCGATGAGATTGACTTTCAAACCATTTCTCGATGGGCTGAAAAAACACCTTTGGCTTATCAACAAACCCTTGATCAAGATCGCACAGCTACTCAAGAGATCCTTTGGTCATTAACCGAAAACGCTAAAGAAGCCCACATTGTTAGATCAAATCATACCGACAGGCTTTACAACACCCTTCTAAAAGTTCCGGGCATGCTTTCATTGCCTGAGTTGCAATATGCCAAGTTCATGGATTTTGATAGTTTGGGAATTACCTTTCACAAAACATTTTACGAATTTGAAAAGGGTTGGATATTGGCTCATGGCGATGAGGGCAACTCAAATCCGAACGCTGGAATGACTGCGTTAAATTTGGCTCGCAAAACGGGCAAATCTTGCATTATTGGGCATACGCACAGGTTGGGCATGAGTGCCTATTCTGAGGGCATAGGAGGTCATTACAGACCCTTATATGGCATTGAGGTAGGAAACCTTATGAATAAGGCAAAAGCCTCTTATACGCGAACTGTAGCCAATTGGCAGATGGGTATTGCTATCCTTGAATGGAATGGGAAAAACATGACCCCAACGCTTATTCCGATCAACAAAGATGGATCATTTACAGCTCTTGGAAAGTCGTATGGAGTGTGAAACAGACTATCAGCCACGCACAATTGATGATCATATCGATGCAGTTGAGGCTCTCGGCTTTATCTAATCGTTATAGAACACGCCGAAAGTAATTAACCACGCTTCCTTGATTTAGGTCATACTTTATGTATGCACAGATGGTCTGTGTATATGTAGGGAGCGACATGACAGCAAAAGACGACATGCTACAACTGGCTTGGATATTTCTCGGGCTTGGAGCATTTACCTGGATAATCTATGAAATCAAAGAAACTGCATTCCAGAACGGGTATTGGAAAGGCAGAGAAGCTGGATGGCAATCGCACAGACGATTGACAAACATTCGAGCAAAGTCTGATGAAGTATTCGATTATGACAAAAACTGAAACTCTGTTTGATGAGGTCATTACTACGATCCAACAGCGTGGAGCGGTCTATGGACATCCGTATTACAACCATAAACGAATTGCAGGCTTATGGTCTGCTTATCTCGACTTCCCAATTACACCACACCAAGCTGCATTATGTATGGCACTGGTCAAGGTTTCTAGGCTTAGTGAAACCCCAGATCATTACGACAGCATTAAAGACTTCATTGCCTATGGATCTGTCTATAAAACTGTGCTTGATGCAGTCAAAGATGAAAACTGGGAGGATTGAAAATGGGTTTTAATTTAGAGGATTATGAAACAGTAGAATCAAGATTGGAGAAATGGCATGGACAATACCCAGATTCCAGATTGGAAACAGAGCTTATCGAGGCATCAAACAATCGATTCATTGTATTTTGCAAACTATTCAAAACAGAGGCAGATGCCAAGCCGTGCTCGACAGGACTCGCTTCTGAAACGATTTCGGATAGAGGTGTCAATGCTACTTCTGCGTTGGAGAATTGCGAAACTTCAGCGATCGGTAGAGCACTTGCAAACGCTGGTTTTGCAGCTAAAGGAAAAAGAGCTTCTAAAGAGGAAATGGTAAAGGTTGCTAGTTTCAAAGATAAATTAGAATCTAAGCAAAACATTTATGGAAAGTCCGGGCGATCTGCCGCAATTGAAACTGCACTTCGTAGTTCATTTGAAGCTGACAAAGATGTTGCGCCAGTTGCCTGGACTGTTGGCGATGTTGTATCGGAGATTGGTGCATCAATACCTAATGAGCCACCAGCTTGCGAGCATGGACATATTCTTAAAGAAGGAATATCTAAAGGAGGTAAGCCTTATCGTGGTTATGTATGCAAAGCAAAACAGTGCGAACCTAAATGGGCAAAACTTACAGCCAATGGAAAATGGTATTTCGAAGGAGGTGAATAAATGGGTTATGTAGAGATTATCGATGGCTCTGGATTAATGGCAACGCTTGAAAACGATGCGATCAAAGTAGAGCCAACGACAGTTCATTGCGATTTGTGCAACGATGACAGATTACTTCATGAGGGCGATCTGCTTCGATGCTATTCCTGTCATTCAATCAATCGGATTCCATAGTGCCGAATTACGAATACGCTTGTGATAGAGAGGGATCGAGTATTGTATTGGATTTGCCGATGCAGCACGAAATCCCTCTTTGTCAAGTATGTGGCTTTGAATTAAGTCGTGTCTATACAGCTGTGCCAGCAATCTTTAAGGGATCTGGGTGGGCTGGTAAAGGTGGTTAAATTCAAATGTAATGGCTGCTCTGGCAATACTGAGTTTATTTGGCTTGCGGGTTATTCCACAGCTGATGGATTCAGGGTTTATCAATGCCTGCGTTGCAATTGCGTTGGAACAAAAAACCTAGCAGAAGCGACTGACACTCAAGAGCCTGTAATTCGATGCACTAAATGCGGATCATGGCAATTTGTAGATCAGGTTTGTCATACATGTGCATTGATTGGGGCAAAATGAAAATTGGATCTTTATGCACTGGTTATGGTGGTTTAGATATGGCAGTTGAAGCATATTTTGATGCTGAAATGGTTTGGTGTGCTGAGAATGATAAAAATGCATCTATGCTTATTCAGGAAAGATTTGATAAACCTAATCTCG